GGGGTCGGTAGCTCCCGTATCCATTGCTCTGGCTCTGACAAAAATGACATCTCCTCTACCAGCATTCGTTACCGCTTGCTGAATTGTTTGAGTTGGTTTATCTGCTGCTGAACCATTATTGGTTGAATCACTGCCGTTATCTCTATCAACATACCAATAATTGGCCCAAGGATTCCCAATAGCCAAATCTTCGGGGTAAAGTCTATTGCCATACCTTAATGCTGGAATATAATCTCTTGCTTTTCCCATAGTTCTTTTGTAAGTTTCCCTCTTGGGTAGATGAGGGAGTTCCCACTCCCCCATCCCCCAGTCAAAGGCGAACTTTGTTAGTTTATTTACTATTAACTTACTCCTGTAAGTTGTGCTAAGTACCTTGGATTATCAGAGAAGAAGTTTCCAACAAAATAGAAGTGTCCTACCTCTGCTGGTTGATTCTGACCTCTAATAAGACCAGACCAGTTGAATCCTTTCGGGATAGGAATGTTCTGCGGACCATCGATATTCTTTCCTCCGGTGTTAAATTTCTCATATCCAAGACTTGCAGGATAATCAAGTCCGTAGAAAGAAAAGTGCTTCTCATTCACCATGAAGATTTTTTGGGTGGTACACTTTTCATCTGCTACTACCGGAGTTCCACGAAACCAAACAGAATCGAATCCAATATCTCCCCTCAATGCTTCTCTAGTAGTAGGAGCACCCGTTCTCCCCATCTGAGGATAACCTCCCATCTGATACCCAGCTCTTACGGTTGGCTGAAGCAAGGCCTCATAATCAGACCAGATTGATCTTGTGGTCAAGATTACCGTAGGCTTTTCTGAACCAATATGAACTTCATCGTATGAAGTAGCCAAGTCAGTCAAAGCTAAAGCTCCAACAGAAGCTGTGTACGAAGCGTTCAAAGTTGCGTATGTTGAGCGCGACAAGCTCCCATAGGTGGAGAAGTTAGTAGCATCATCTGCCGCGTTCAAGATCGAATCGAAAGACGAACCAGAAGCCCCTGTGCCCGTATAGAAATACGTTCCCAGATCATCTGTTAAGTCTTGAGCGACTGAATCCATTTCTGTGGCAAGCAATGCCAATACTCTTTCTTCTCCTTCATTCACCGCAATCTCAATGTCGTCAACCACAACTGGCTTATGAAGTCTTTGAGGCTGAAACTGCATCTTTACTCTTGTAACCGTCCTCGTAGTATCAAGAGTTCCACCTACTCCCACGATGCCTCCAACAGTAGATTTCTGATACTTGATTGGCACATCAAAACGATAACCAGACCTCCACGACTTTGAATTGCTCAAAGCACGCACAAGTCCGACATTGCCCTTCAAAATCGTATCAGAAACAGAAGGAACGATATGCTCCCTCGTGATCGTATTTACTGTATCACTGAATGTCAAGTTATTTCACTTGACCCTACCAAACCTTGAAAGAATGGTATCAGCCTTTGTTCATCTACCCTTTTTCTGGGGTGATGGAACTGGCATAGTGTAATGCCATTTATTACCTTATATCTATCTTCTGGGTATTGTATCCAAGGCCTTACATGATGAACCGTGTTATACCCAGAACAATCAGAGCCTTTCATTTGGCAAGTATTCCTATCTCTCTTTTTTACGTCACTTACCCATTTGTGATAAGCGGAGTCGTTTCTTTCGTTCTTCTTTTTCCTTATTCCACCTTTCCAGTTAGGAGTTCCAAGACCTCTTTTTTCAAACCAATACTTTCCTGCTAGAGTTGCCCCTCTTTTAATAGAAGCTTGCCTTATCTTCTCAATTCCTTCGGGAGTATGCCGATAACCAAGTGCATTTTTATTACCTTTCATGACTCTACTTATCTTTCTCCTTCTTTCTTCATGGTTTAGATAAGCAGACCAAGGTTTTCTAGAAAATACGCCCCTTGGCATCTATTTATTAGTTAATCTTCTATATGCCTCAAGAGCACCATCAAGAATATTGCTACCTCTCAAGTCAGATAGATTTGGTCCCGTAGAATTCCCTCCTACTTTTGGAGCACTCACTCTTTCTGTTCTCCTGCGAGTTGGAACATTATTTCCTTGTTCCTTGTAAGCAGAGAAGACTGAATATAAATCCTGGACTGTATTTACGGGAAACTTATGACGGTTCACATAATCAAAGAAGTCTTCTTCGTCAAACGCTTCAAATTCTTGTTTGGCTGTTTCAACAAATTGCTCTACTCCCTCTTTAATTTCTTGTGATTGCCTTTGTTGTCCCTCTAAGGTTCCCAAAGCTCTTTTCATGCCACGCTCTTCCGCGACACGAAACGCTTGGGCTAACTCCTTATAGTCTTTTGGAACCCAATCTTCTTTCTCATAAGGTGCTATATCTTTTTGCTCTGGTGGCTTGTTGTGTTTTGCAAGTTCCTGTGCCTTGCGCGTATAATCTGGGAGAAGTTGATCATACTGATCTGCTTTTTGGGCGAGTTGTTGGAGTTCTTCGAGGGTATATTCTTTCCCTGCGATACTTACCTTCTCGCCTTGAGGTGTCTCCTCACCTTTATCTTCGGGTTGAGGGCTTTCGAGTTCTTCTCCGCCTTCTGGCGAATTCTCTACTTCTAAGCCCTCTTGACCTCCTACATTCTCTTCCATACGTTTGTGCACTGCCATCTCTCCTCTTGGTCTTACGACTGATTCAAGCCGCTTGGTGCAATTACTTTATTATGCTGCTGGTACTACATTCGCATCATCACTCACTGGCCTTACAAACAGATAAAAATCTATCACACCTGTCAAAATATCTGCCGTTCCCACTGTTCCAATAACGTCTTGTCCGTTTGCTAAAATCCTTGAAGCAGACATCACTGAAGCTAACTCGGTTGCCGCATCTGGAGTAGCATCATGCCATATCTCATTTGCGTCAATTTCCGTTGCAGTCGTTTCCGCTATAAACAAATTTGCTGTTGTAGAAGTCCCGATTTGGAGTGTTGCCGTATCTCCAGTAAGAAGTGTGGTACATACAGCAAGCAATCTCACGATCACCACTCCCGTAACAGTAAAAATAGTAAAAGGATCGTTGGCCCCACCATCATCTCCGATAGCGTCTGTGGTAGCTCCGGCAAACGTGATGGTCTTTTTAACCAATACTCCGTCTACATCTTGGATAGGAACATGATTTGCGTCCCTATGCATTGCTATGTTTAAGTTCATTACTTTGTTTGCTCAATCATATGTTGAATAAGTTCATTTCTTTTCGACACCTTAGATTTAATTGATTCCTTTTGTCCTTTTAACGGTTTTGGGGCAACCATTTCTTTTACTTTTTTACCAGCCATACCTATCGCACGACCAGCACCACCTATAAGTGCACCCCTTAAAGCACCTTTTACGGCACCTTCTCTTAATCTTAAAGCTTTGCTAGCACCACCCATTGCAGCACCACTCATTTCCTTCACCATTTGCGTAGGATCCATCTTTAAACCCTTCATTCCAGAAAGCATCTTTCCACCCATCATCTTTCCAACGTTTTTTGCTTTATGCAAAGCATCTACTGCTTTTGTATATGTATCCATAATTATTTAATTAGACATATTATTTTCTTAATCTTTTTTTTAATTCTTTTTTAATAGGACTTTCTTTATATTCGGGCAAACTCTTAATATCTGAAGTTTTCTCTGCAAACTCTTTGGCAACTTCAGGATGTTTTGCATACAAATATCTTCTTTGTGCTTGTGATTTGAAAGGCATATTATATTCCTGCAGAACTCATTACATTTTGTAACTGCTCACGGATTTGAGCCATGACTTCTTGTTGTTGATCTGGTGGCATTTGCTGGAATTCCTGGCTTGCCATCAAATCCTCTGCCTGCTGTCGCAACTGTCCCATCTCTTGCGCCTTGGGATCTTGTTTTTCTGCTTGAGATACTCCCTTTACTGGTGCCCCTTCTTGTTGAGGGGGTTGCATAGCCTGTTGCACCCCTTGGAATAATTGTAGGGCCTGCTGTATCTTAGCTAAGTCCTCTTGAGACATATCAAGAATTGCAAATGGATTTATCTTATACATCTCCAATTCTTTAGCTAATTGCATAGGATTATCACGCTCTGTCTCCTTAAAGTATTGAAGAGGTGTAATAAGACCCGCTATAGCTTCTTCTTTTGCCCTTTCCGCCTTAAACAATCGGTCTTCTGGCATTATCTGACCTGGGATAATCTTGATTTCAATACCGTCTGTTAAATCATCCTGGGTAATTGATATTACGCGCTTAGCTCCTTCAGCTCCTATTGGTTTTACATAATGGCTTTCCGTGTATTTCACCTTAACCATTTGGAACATCCAGTTGTAAATCTGGTAATGAATAAAATCTACCAAACCAACAATCTCATCTAATCGCTGAAAGTTCTGTTCTCGTAAAATAGCTCTACCTGTTGCTGTTTCCTGCGAGCCTCCTTCTCCTCTAAATGTGGTATTTGTACCAAATATGTTATCTATCTCTCGTATAGAATGTTCTAACTCATTAAGGATAAAAGAGGGCAATTCCTTACCCGTTTCAATAGTTACTCCTTCTCTTACCCCATCTCCATACCAAATCCCCCTAGGATCGGACTTTGCGGCTTGTGCATCGGCCTTGGAAATAGTAGTAAACCTCGTATCTACCTTATAAACCCCATTCATTGTCTCTGCATTATCTGAAATCTGGCGTTTACGCTTATCCACTTCTTCTTGTAGAGGATTCACCTGTTCAATTAAGGAAGTTTCTCCGATCGGACTATCTTCAATATTTAGAATTGTCCCAAAAATATAGGGAACCAATGGCCGATCAAAATGGTTGAAAAGATATTGCTCATATTTAGTAGCCGAACCCTTGCGATAATCATTTTTTTGTCTTAAACGCTTCAACTCTACCTTGCGGGAATCTTCATCCATATACTTAAGCTTCGTTTGCTCATTTTTGGTAACCTGCAAGCCATCCCAATCCCAATAAGGATGAGGTTCATATCCCATCTCCATACCCTGCAACTCATAGATCACACAATCCTCAATCCAAGCTTCCCTATACTCAACCGTAAGGTTTTCTACCAATAAGCGTTCTTTTGAATAGCCCACTTTCTTTAAAATCTCTTTCTCTTTTTCTGGAAACATCTCAATCAATTCCATCACAGGCTTTTCCGGTATCCTTTCAATAGCAAATTCCGCTTCAAACATAGAGTTTGCGCTTTTCGGAAGACGTACATTCCTTGAGTCTACAACTCGAATATCAAAATCATCTAGCACAGGATTCCAAAATATCTTTAACACTATTACCTTAGAAAAGAATAGAAATCGCAAGGCCCTCCTCATCTTCTCTTTGATACTTAAATCAGTATATTTAGCCAATAAGAAGTCCTGCATATCCTCTGCCAATAACCCTGCTTCATTTGTTTCATTAGCTGGAATGACATTTGGCTTGGAAGGACGACCCGTAAGGTTGTTTATGACCGATTCTACCGCTAGGAAAGTACGGTTATCCCGTACTTTTGAACGTTTATTCGGCACATAAGCTAACCATTCAGGTTGGTTTGCCCATATTCCTTTGTTCTTTTTAAAAGTGCTTTCCACCTTAGACCACAAAGTAGACGATTCGTTCCATCGATTTTCCACTAATGCCGCTCTCTCTTGAGGTTGTAGGGAGTCTAATTTCGTAGACATAGGTATAATCTTGGTATTCTTATTTTCCCAAAAAACAAAAAAGCCTCCTAATAAGAGACCTACTTTTAAAGCTAAAACACCAAAAAACGTGCCGAATTTAAGAGGCCTTTTCCACAAGCTTTATATAGTTTTCCCCACCTATTTCTTCCTTAGATCCATATCGTAAAGCAAGCTTGCATGACCTATAAAAATACCTTATTTGCCTAGTCGAAAGGTTAATGTAGAAAGTTTCTAGTTGCCTATGGGTCTTGCCATATTTCCCTCCATTCCCTTGCACCATTTCAAACACAGTCCTTATTTGAGATGTTTCTAATCCCCATTTCTTTGCAAATTTCTCAAACATAGGATCAATAGTCATATTTAGCCTCTTCCATAATTTGTTCTAGATCTTCAAGCTTCTGTCCCTCTGGCGTATTAACTACAACAGATCTTGGCTGTAAGAAGCTTGGCTCTTTCAATATCTCCGTTGCTATCCCGCTTCTCTTACGAGCGATCCAATAAAACCATAGCGCTGAAGCCCAATGGTTCACTCCTGTACTTGTAACCCATACATACCTTTTAGTCCCCAATGGAGTATCTTCTTGTATACGCGACATTGTTTCCCAGTGTTGAATCATCTTCTCTAACTCCTCTTTAGGCAAGTCAAACATAATCTCTCCTCTCTGCATATCATGTACCGTTCCATCAATCACTCTATTACGGTCTATCCATACATAACCCCAGTTCTTTACATCTTCAAAATTTCCTTTATCTCCTCCCCACTGAATGATCTGCGCTATGTTTTTGTCTTGCCGGTAAAAAGCTAGAAATATCTTAGGAAACTTTTTTCGAAACTCTTCTGCCCATGTACGCTCTGGCCCAGAATCCATTACGGTAATGGGATTATACTTCCTAATAACATCCTCTAGCTCCTCTCTCGACTTGCACTTTCCTATCTTAAATATACCATCTTTATTGCCTAAAACCCAGTGTTTCTCCGCCCCCACGTCCACACCCATATATAAAGGCGGAACATCTAAAGATTTACTCGTCCAATCATCAGTTATTATGGTGCGGAAATCTCTTCCTTCTCCTGGGGCATACGGCTCACCAAGCACAAAGTTCATAAAATACTCAACACCTTTTTCTTCTTTAGCAACGATCAACTCCTTAGCAGTAACCCATGTAGCCATAAGTTGAGAAATATGATAGCCGGATACTTCCCCTATCCCCGTCTTCTCCCATTTCCCTCTGCGCCGTTCTTCATACGTCAGTTCTTTGCCGCATTCTCCACAAATAAATACACCTTGAAGCTCCGATACATTCCTTTCATACGTCAAGTATTGTTTTGCATTACAACCTAAACAAGTTATAAACCACTCTTTCTTATCTGATTTCTTCCAGTAGTTATCTACTCCCACACCCTTTAGAGAAGGATTAGAAAAATACCAAGTGCGCTTAAACTTTGAAGAAGATATACGGGAAGTATACTGCTCAATAATATTCAAATCAGAACGATCCAACTCATCATGCATCAAAGTATCGGTAGTTGTAGAGATTGGCGCCGCCTTTGAACGAGTACCCTTAAAATATATAAAAACATTGCCTATTTGTTTTAGCCCTACATTATCTAACCGGATACGTTTTCTGATTACCTCATTAGCTTGGAATATCTTATCTGTTTTAGTTTTGACAAACTCTTCCACATCAGAATCCGAAGGCATGGTATATATTGTACTCAAACCCATCTTATCCGCCATGAAAAAAGTCTTGAGGTTCATAGACACGGATAATCCCACTTGAGCACATTTCTTCACTATCTGTACAGGAGAATAGTCCCGTAAGATATCAAACAAAAAAAGATGATCTTTGAACTCCAAAGGCTCATCTTTCTCATTCTTAATACCGTTCTGGATAATGAAGAAAGGAAGTGAATAATTTTCTAGCTTTACTTCAGGCATTTCTTTGTATTTTCCTTAGCCTCTCTTGTGATTTCAATGACTTTCCACTAAAACCAAAATCCTTCTCTACGTTAAATATCCTTTCTGCTTTCTTTGCCATACGCTCTTGATGCTCTCCCCACGGTTCCCCATAGAAACTCTTAAACCCATAGTCATCAGCCTGTAGAGTATCTTGCGCATATTGGTTACGCGCTTCATTCACCACATCAGATCGACTGTAATAAGGGTCATAATCTCGATGAGTGCCATGCCTATAACTCTCTTGGCCGCACTTCTCATGCTCTCCCCATAACACAGCTATCCAATCCCCATATAGTCTGTGTATAGTCTTATAAGCGGGCGCCGTAAAATCTTCCCAGCATGTTTCGCAAAAGAACGGGTAAGAATCCATGTGGTCTGCTAAATCTTTAGCCATAGCCTCATTGGGATTATCCTTGTGCAATTCCCGTTCTCTTTCGAGTGCTTTCTGCTGGCCTTTTACCCGCTCGGTTAGTCTATACTTCTCCTGATCCATGTTCTACTTTACTAAAAAACTTCTTCCACAAAGACTTTGTCAAATCATCTAATTCTTTCTGGGTTAAATCCGGCAGAAACTCTGTCTTTTGCCTTGGCTTTAATTCCTTTATGGCTTCTTTAGTTTTCTTGAATATGTTGCGCATTTCTTTCTAGTTCTTTCCTTAGCTCATCTTCCGCAATATTTACAATTTGAATTACCTTTTCTGATTTGTGGAAATGAAGATGCAGATCGCTTACCTCTCCCAACTGTTCTCTCACGCCAAATTCATTCTTCCTTTTCCTCTCTAAATACCATTGTGCTGTACTTGGAGTATCTAAGTCTTTTATAACAGTTTGCCTTGCTTTTAGTATAGGTTTTTCCTTCAAAGCCTCCTTGCGTTCGGATATTTCGGGAGTCCTTGACAAATACTCACTTAATGATGCTTTAGATATTTCCGCGTAAAAGGCCGCTTCTTCATCGCTTCCGCCCATAGCCCAAACCTGCTCTAATTTCCGAATAATAGCTTGTTCATCCTTTCCATCAAATAACTTTCTGCCTGCTCCTTTTGGGTTAGATTTTTTCGGCTTTGTTTCCGGTGTCATATAGTTTATGGCATTGTACACATAACCTTAACCAGTCAGATAGTTCTCGTTTGTATTGCCCAGATTTATCAGCCCAATGAATTTGATGTCCCTTTAACTCACCAACTCCACAATGTTCACAAGTATCGGGTTTTCCAAGCACTCTTTCAATCCAGTTATGCAGTCCTCTATAGCCAACATTCTCCCCAAGCCACCTATAATTCCCTTCTCCTGCAAGGTGGGTCAGTTACTACACAGTCCGCTTTCTTGCCATCCATCAGCTTCTCCACATCCTCCTTTTTGGTTGAATCCCCACACATCACTCTATGCCTGCCTAAAGCCCACACATCGCCCAATTTTGCCCTTGTAGGGGCGTTTTCAGGTACTATGTCGTCTTTCTCGTCTGGCTCTATAAGCAAATCTCGGTCAAACCCCGTAAGATCAAGCATCTCATCAGATAGCCCCCGCAATTCAGGAAGTACCAAGTCCATATCCCACTCTGACTCGTTGAGCTTATTATCAGCCAATCTATATGCCTTCACCTGCTCCTCGGTCAAATCCTCGGCTTTCTCAATCCACGGCTCTTTTAAATCAAGCTCTTTGCCAAACTTCTGCCAAGCAAACCATCTGCCATGACCTACGATAATCACCCCCACCTTATCCACCACAA